ACCAAAAGTTCCTGCCCCAGTTCTTCCTTGCAATTTGTATGTTGTTGCTGAAGTTGTTGCGGGAGAATCAAGAAAAAGCATTGACCAACCCCAACTATTATCAGCATTTTGGTTGTATGGGGTAACTGTTCCAAAATATGTTGGACTTGTGCTTGGTTGGCAAATTGCTGTCGAGTTTCTTACCAAATTAAAAACTTGAGGTGCGCTAGTAATACTAACAGTGCAATTTGACACAAGAAAAACAAGAATTTGGCTTGATGCGCTTGTCGGTGTAATACTTACAGTCATTCCAGTAATATCTATAAAAGTTGTTGATGCACTTGAAAATGTATCTGTCTTGGTTGTGCTTACAACTTGCAACACCTTACCAGCAGACGCTTGCAATGCAGATGATGACCCTGCGACTACTGGGTAAGTTACACCCGCTGAACCGTCTAAAATTAAGCTCATGCCCATGCTCCTACTGAAGTGTTAGAACCAGATGCACTAACTGGTGCAATGCGGATAAAGCTACCAGCAACTGTTGAGTACGCCCCTCCCGGTGCGGCTGACAGTGTGTATTGCGGAATGAATGTGCCGCCAGCGTTGATTGATACTGTGCCTTTTAAAATTACAAACCAAGTTATAGCCGCATTTGTAGTACTCATATTTGTATTTACATTTGATGCTGTTATTGCAAATGACCCATAAGATGAACCTATAGATGCGGCAGATGTAACAGAAGTCGCCACGCTTGCACTTGAAAGATAATAAATGTTATTTAATGATGCTGTGCCAGCAAACCCAAAACCTACAGCGTGCGATGTTGTACCAGCAGACCTGCTTAACGCAAAAATCATTTCAAACTCATAAACAGTGCTTGCAGACAGCGTTACACCAACACCAAATATGCTTTGTGCTGTAGTGACATTCCCACCAACCACCGCAGAATCAAGCCTGTAATACTGTTGAGTTGGCACAATGCCTCGCTGTGTGCCAACAGGTGTAGCGGCAAAGATTGGGCTTGAGTATTCAATCTGCCCAACAGCGGCAGGACTTGATAGTGTGTCAGAAGTTAAAACAAGTATTGACATGATTATCCTTCGTACAGAATGTTGATAGTGCCAGCATCGAAAAATTGAGTTCCATCAATAAAAAGACGGACACTGGTCAACGTGTCAGATAGTGTTTTTGCGCCTGAACCAAAGAATGTCCTTGCGCTTGTAGCATCATTTAAGTTGACAGACATTACCCAAACATTGCTACCCAAAGTAGTGATAGTCATTATTCCGTTGTAGGAAGCGCCAGCATTACCAAAAGTCCCCGCCAAAAACCCAGTGCTTACGTTTGTTGTTGCAGGAGTTGCATTGAGTATATAAGTCATACTTGAACCATACCCGGTAGTCTCATAGCCACCAGCATCACCAAGTTGCACAAGAAGTGCTCCCGTACTGTTGGGGCTTACACCATTAAACATCAGCGTAATCCGCTTAACCCAAGACGGAATGCTAGTGAAATCAGGCGCAGTCTGATTAGTAAGCGTAATTGCCGTAGCCAATGTATTGACAGCACTTGTCGCAGTGGCGGCTTGAAGTGTCAGCGTGTTAGACCCCGCAATAGCAGGTGCTGATACCGTTACAGCCCCGCTTGTGTCTCCTGAGATAACGATTGATGACATAGGTTTCCTTCTATAAAATTACCCAACGGCTACCACTAGGAATAGTGACAGCAGTTGATGTTGTGATTGCGGTACTAGATACAGTTTGAGATACTGAAACAGTATAAGTGCCTGTTGTTCCTGTGCCAGTTCCAAATGCACTAACAAATGTTCCAGCAGTTACGCCACTTCCGCTAATGATAGAACCAACTACCAAGACACCAGCACCAGTTGTGCCTGTAATTGTCAAGGTTGTTCCAGAAATAGCACCTGTACCAGTAAAGTTAGCCGCAATGGTAATCGGGCCAGTAGCCATAGCATTTTTACCAGCAGTTATTGAGTACCCCATAGTCACAGTCTTGGAGTTCTCGTAAAAGATGTCATTGCCTGATGTGCCAGTAGCACCACCACCACCTACAGATGCCCATGCTGTACCACTGTATCCTTCAAAGTTTGTAGTCGTAGTATTAAATCTAATTTGTCCAGCAATGGAACTTGCAGGTCGTTCACCAGTTGTGCCTTTAGACAGCAAAAGAGCACCAGTTGATGTGAAACTTGAATCAGCAGTTGCAGTTAATGTTGTGAAAGTACCAGCAAGAGCAGAAGTTCCACCAATTACCGCACCATTGATTGTGCCGCCACTAATAGTTACTGATGGGAATACAGCAGTACCTGTAAAGGTAGGAGAGGCAACATCAGCCTTTGAATTGACAGCAGTTTGGATGTTGTCAAACTCAGTATTGATTTCAGTACCCTTGACGATCTTTAACGGGTCACCAGAAGTTAAGGTGTCCTTAGTCGCAAAGTTGGTTGATTTGGTGTAATTTGTCATGGCATTCCTTTAAGACATTCTGCCTTGTTTTGTCTGAATTTCAATCTTCTGGATTGACAATTGAGATGAATTAACAGTTGTTTCATATCCAGTTTGGACAACTTTTCCAGAGCCAGAGCCATTTGCCATCAATGTCTGCAAAGCAACTCCTTCTGAATAGTAAGCAACTATAGTGGCATTTGCTCCATATTCTGCTATTCCATACTCAGAAACACCTTGGGCTGGAATCAATATGTTTTGAGATTGATAGTTTGTTAGGAAATCATATCCCCACTTGATAGTCACATATTGATTGCTACCACCAATGACAACAGCACTGATCTTTTTAATGATTGATGTTTGTGATTGGTTGCCTAAATCAGCATGATTTGTGTAGTAGGCAAATTGATAGGTATTTGTATCATCAAGATACCCAAAGTATTTTCCAATATACCCATTTTTACCAATCAACAAATCGCCATTGCGTCTAGATAAAAACGATTTTGGCTCAATAGAATCCCATATCGATGCTCTATATGAACCATCAGCAAGAGACTTTCTTGTATCAAAACAAAATACTTGCTTAACAGTAGGTGCTGTCAACAAGTAAAACGCTTCTCTCTCAGAATAGATAGATTTGATGTTTCCCATTGTCTCGCCTGACAATGTAGTCATCAAGTCATCACGCACATTTCTAGACAAGTCACGCTCTGGTGCTGACTTCTCTTGAATCGTTCTCATCAATGATCTGATGCCACTGTTGGACAAGAAGATAACATCTGTACTTGTAACCTGAATGGAATCTCTAGCAATGCAACCAATACCCTCAACAGTGTCGTGCAGAGTCATTGTTGATGGTGCAGTAGCACCAGAATAAACTAATATTTGACGCTTGCCAAATATGAACAGAAATCCATTGTGTGCCGCTAAACCAGTAATCTCATCAGCACCATTGACCCAAACATTGTTCACATTCAATGAGCCAGCACTACCTGTTGCCCACACATGACCTGAAATCAAATCACTGAAAAATACAGTTGCATTGTTTGTTGTGGTTGTAGCCGCCCATAAACGACCATAAGCAGAGATGACATTGTTTGCATCAGGAACAGTAGCTACATAGCCTGCCTTCTCTGAAACTCTGCGAAATGTCGTAGTAGATACAGCAGGGTCATAAATCAATGGATTGTGACCAGACTGAAAGAAATAAGTGATGCCATTCAATGATGCACATTGCCAATTGCTTGCGGTAATGGTTGGTGCTGTACCCCCACCCCCATAGGTCAATTCAACAAGTGCATTAGCACCATCAAGTTTGAATAATTTATTGTTTCCAGCCAATAAAACAGTCAATGTTCCATCTGCTTCAATAAGTTCATGTATCACGCCAATATCGTTAGAACCAAGAGTTCCTGTTGATGAATTGACTTTTGTCCAGCCTTTTCTACAGCCAATACGACCATACTGATCAATCACGCAATTAGTCGCAACCAAGGCAAATCCACTCTGCAAATCAAGTGGAGAGTCTTGTGTATTCAACCCAAAAAAGCCGGGGGCTGATACTGATGAAACTTGAATCTGTTGGCTCATACTGCCACAAACTCCTGATTCTCAGGATAGCGAGTACCCTCTAAAGCGATGTAGTCAGACAGCATTGACTTGTACAACAGATAAGCCTCAGATGAAGACAGACCACCATCTTCACCACGCTCTACCAATGCACGAGCATAAGCATTCTGAGAGACTAAAGTGTCAGCAACAGAAACAATAGTTGCATCTGATGACAAAGTAGCTTGTGGCACTGTCAAAGAAAACTTTATTGTGTATACACCATCAGGTATTGGGTAAAGATTTACCTTGGTGTTATAGCTACCATCAACTCCATCAAAAGCAAATTCTGTAGGTATTGAATTGACTAGTGGTGTGAAGTTTAGCTTGCGGTTCATGTCCACAAAGCTGATGTTTATCAAGCCAACATTGCTTGTGGTATTGATTACGTCCATTACTTGAAACTTCTGTCCTGCGCCTGTCAAAGAATAAGATGAAGTCGAGGCCACTGTAGAAACAGTAACGGTTTGACCTAAAACATTCCACGCAAAAGCATCTTCAATTTGACGCTTTGCATCATTAACAAATTTGCCAATTAAAGTTGAATATGCAGTTTGTACAACTGTAGATACAGTAGGTTCACGCAACCTTACGAGGACATCGTTTACAAGTTCTAGATAAGTCATCTGCTTCCAGCCTTTGCTTTGTTCCTGTCGGATATAGCTTTAGCTTTTGCCTTTGCGTCAGCCTTTGAGGTTGCACCCCATGCCTTGAGCGAAAGAAGCAGTCTTGTTGGTTCACCTT